CTTATAGGTCAATTGTTTTCGAGTTGATTCTCGGGACCACGTCTGGTCTCTAGGTAAGGAGTTCTAAGCATCACAGGTAGGACGTAGTTATGTCGTAGTCCTTTAAGAGGATAGTTGCAGTGGCCTCGTCCGAAAAATGTTCTCCAAATTCCATCGTTCCCACTGTATCCACGAAGTTCTTCTCCTGTGTTCCGTTGAGCCGATAACGCGCAAGCAGTTCGTGCGTGTCCACTGTGAAGTGTTCCTTTGTGGCTGCGGTTCGGTAGTCCCCAATCTCCTTGGTGACGCGTACTTGTATAGTGTCTCTCACTCCAGAGACTCTGCAAGATGACTTCATGTTGTCGAGCAGAATGGAGTGGACACGGGGGTATGCACCACGCAACAAGGCGTATTGGAATTCTCGACCTCGGGCTTCGAGATCGCCGCGACCAGGTAGGTCACCTTTACACGTGCCAATCATCCGAAGTAAGACCCCAATGTTCAATACAGCTCTCATTCTTCCAGTGGTGTCATAGACCGGAGAGTGCTTCAAGAACTGGATGTCGTAGATATCTACACAAGTTTGCACCTTGTATATATAGCCTGCTTGTTCAGCTGCGGCTATTATCTCTATATCCGTTGTGGCGTTACTTTCGAAAATAGACATGGCTACTAGAATGTTAGCCATGTTGTTTGTCACGGTTGTGAGGGTGGATCCGCTGTAGAGTTTCGGAACTCTTGGCTTCAGGTAACAACGACGACTTGAATCAGACACATCGTATATCTTGATGGGGAGCTTTAGTTGCTCCACAAGTCTGTCGTAATCATCGTGCATCCATGAAGGGAGGGTGGATCGAAGAGCTCTCCAAACATGCTTAGTGTGTGATGCGTCGCATTTAGAAATGTCGACATTAAACATAGCCACACTGCCATCCGGTTTCCGCACCGAATAGCTCGCATCGTCAGAGAAGTAAATGAAATAGAACCGTCCGGGGGGATCTCTCAAGTTCCTGAAAATCCTTTCCAGACTGTCTGGGGATGGTGAAGGGCAGAATTCAATAACTCCGCCTAAATATTCTAGTGGCTCCCCAGCCATGGCATTCTTGATAAATTTTGTAATGACGAATCCTTGTAGGGATGCGGCGACGCCTAAATCGCCGATCATCCTCATGACCTTGTCAGCAGGTAGTATCTCATTTTTCTTTGCTTTGTACAGAACGTTTCTGAGCCACAATCGGTCGGTCAGCGTTGCTCTTGTAGACTCCATCAGGTCCCAGTACGCATCAATTCGTAAGCGTTTCTTTGGGTGTTCGTCGTCGTAGTGTTCGTCCATTTCTTCTTCCATGGTCGTGTAACTACTCAGATGTCTTGAATAGAGTGATTTGAGCTCAGCTAGTTGATTCTTGTGGCTTTCAACGAACTCCTTCTGCTGGTTCTGTAACTTCTTGTGAAAACCAGGGATGTGCGGTTTGCGGGTAAGCGTCAACCTTTTCAGCGCTTCCTTCACGTTGCAATTGCAGTTAGCATTGATCACACCGTCGTGCGCAATACTAGGTCCGAAGACGGTACGATACGTTCCGTCGTACTCGTCGTGTCTGCCTTTGCAGAGGGGGAATTGAAGTTCCCCGTCTTTCCAGAATTCTTTTCCTCTGATACATGTGAAGTCCCCGTTGTATGTGTACGGGGTAGGCGCTTTCTCGGTGCGCTGGGCAATTACCCGGTAGGGGTCCCTTCTCTCCCGGAGTCCTTCGAGAGAAGGCCGCTCTTGTTTGACGGCGTCTTATCGCCGGGCGAAGCCGAGCAGGTGATTCGCGATAGTAGGTAGAGTCGATTTGCTACGTACTGGACTGTGTTAGCGTAAACACGCGGTGATGCAGTCATGAACTCCTCAAATTTGGCGTGCTTAGTCGCCGCGTTGTGGAGGAAGTCCACGAGGTGTGGATTGATGGAGAAATCGTTTCTTAGTGTTCTCCTCATCATCTCCGAATTAGCGTACAGGAAATGAGCCAAATCTCTGTACACGTCGCCATCCCTGTGATGGGTGTAGAATCCGAAGAAGTGACTGACTTCGACGGGATCGAGCTCTTCATCTTTTAGGTACTTCTCAATGGGCACCTTTTTGATGGCGGATCTGATGCGAGCGAATGGTCTAAGCACCTTTCTTGTGCTAGCGGGTTTGACTGCCTCTTTGCAACCAAATTCCTGGCCATCACCAACACCGTCAACATAAACTCTTTTCCACAGGGCGAGGAACTTGAACCAACTCCGACTCATTTTGGCTTTCTTACTCCTCCACTTCCCAAAACGTTCTTTTTCTGTGGGCGTTGTGAAAGGGGTAAAGAAGATGCGTTTGAAACAAATATTCTCAGGGTGTAGCACCACCATTTCCCTTATGGCGCGTGCTTCCCTCTCGCTGTCGGCCTCGAGGATCAGCTTCGAATCCCCAGTCCGGCTAGGTTTACTTGTTGTTTTGACCGCATCATCGGGTTTGACGGCAGCCACAGACTTAGCACAAAGCAAAGCGGGTGGGGCCGACGGTTCGTGTTTTCTCTCTTCGGGCTTTGGAGTGGGTGAAGTAACTTCATCTCCTACTTTCGCAGGGTCAGCTTTCGCTGTAAGATCCACTGTTATGCCCACTGCGACAGTATCGGTGCCGCGGTGCTGCTCCTTCGTCTCAGGTCCATGTTCGAAACACCCACCGAATTTAGATCGTGTAGGTTCTAGGTGTCTCGTGTCTGGAACAAGGTCGTCGGACTTCCTCTCTTCTTTCGGGGGAGGGCCCTGGGGTTTGGCTGAGGGGAGAATTGGCCTCCCTTTGCGCTCTTGCCTCTCGGCGTCCTGACTAGTGAATATATCATAATCTTCCTCTGTCAGTAGAAGGTCAGCGACGAGCCGGAAATTCTTCTCGGCATCAATCAGCTGTTTCGAGGTGAGATCGTGACACCCATCCCTCACTGGATGGTAATGTGTAGGATCAACGCACGCAGCCTGGTCTATGCAACTAACATACCTGGCACGTTTCCTCTCTTCTTCTTTCTTCCTTCGCGCAGCCCCTGTCTTCGCTTTCCCCTTGCGGGGGTGGAAGTGGTTCCTGACACACGTTGCCGCTTGATTGCATTTGCAATAAATGGTCTCAGGTCCCTCCCCAGGGTAGCCAAGAGTTGAGTCGAATTTTCTTGAATGTTTGACGTTACTCCTGACAATTCGCACAGGCCTCCCACCACGAGCGGTCTTGTCTCTCTTCTTAAATCTCTTCTTCGCTTTATGCCGGTCAGGTTTGACGTGGGCTAAGCGGTCAGAGAGAACAGGGCTCTTAGATGGAGGGGGGCGTTGTTTCCCACCCACAGGTACGTCCTGCGGGCCGTCGCGTTTTGCGCGCCGTTCTCGTTTGCGGATGAGCTTCCGGTTTCTTCTACTTTTACGTTGGCCAGTAGGGCAGCCATCCAATCTTGCATCGGGCCTGGCCTCCAGTGATGGATCCTGAAGGATAAGGTCACTTTTCTTAAGGTTTGTCATTTTCTTAATGTGAAGTGTGCTTTACCATCACACGACAGTGGGGTTATCCGTATGGACCCCATCGTGCACGTTACGGGTCTCTAAGAGTTTAAGGCGGAACCGCCTAGTGCTCAACCCCCATCCTCATTCTTACATTTCACCCCTCGTAAGGGTCGATCCGGACTGGTAGCGTATGGCCGGTGGAGTCAGGATGCGCTTCAACGCGCAGAGCCTACTAACCTTGGCCTACTAATCAGTAACAACGGTGCAAAATTGAGAGGGAAGTTGTTTTATCGCCCATGGTGGGGCGTCACAAGGCCTCGAAGTTGCGGCAACGAACCAGATAGGTACGAAACCCCCCACTGAAGAGTGAGGATGCTCTTTGAGCGGCTTGATTACGACAAGCGGACCGCACCCTCCTACTGGGTGGCCTGATTTGTGTTCAGGTCTTTGTCTAACTACTCGGATTTTAAATAAGTAATAGTGTAAAGAACCTCATGAGTTAAGGTTCGAAAGAATAGATACTTTGAAAATATAGGGTGACAAGGTGTGCTATGGTAGTTGGCTGCTACAGCTCCGACCGGCGAAGCCGAACGAACTCATCTCTCCCCGAAATACTGGGAGTGGGGCTAGGAGGAGTGGTTCTGGCTTCAACTGGAAGATCTTTGACAATTGGCATAGGTGCCGCGCGAGTCATCGCGGAGGGAGGTGTTTCCTTCTTCTCCTCCGCGGGTAAGGTAGGGATATAGATGGACGTCGAATTGGTCTCAGGAACCGCATCATGTCTACGTACAACCGTGAATTGTCCACGGGTAACATCGATGTTATCGGTAATACCCGTGTCGAAGATAGCGATGTAGAAAATTCCCCAGTTTTCTGGCAACTCGGGGAAATCGACCGCTGGTGCAACGAAACGGGTAATGGTATACACCCATGTTTGTACGGCAGCTGAATCTGAGCTTATGTACGGCTGCATCATTGTGCTCTGCCGATATGCCCCACCCGCTCCTGTGACGTTGGCATAGGAGCGTGGTGGAAGCCCCACAACACCGGTGTCGGCGGTAATTAGTAGGGTAAAGGTATAGACACCAGTCGGAAGCCCGATCGTGTTGGCGTACTCGAACACGGGCTCTGATAGTGTCTCCATAACTAAAAGTTGATGGGGCAAAGAGTTGTAAACCTCAGATGCGGGAGAATCTGACCCAACTTTAGCAAGGGGGTATCGAGGTCCTGCAACCTCGCCAACCCCAATGCGCATCGGTCCATGTGGTTGAAAGTTGATATTGAAAGCAGCAATCAAACCATTGGCTAGGACGACGTTGTTGAGCACAGACGACTGTCTTTTGCGGAACTCAATTACATACTCGCATTCTATGTAACCGAGGAGTTTGTCCGCAGGCGTACCTTCGGAGGCGACGAAAAAGCGGCCCAGATCATAGGTTTTCAGATCTGTATTTGGAATGACGCGGTCTCGTGTGTATTTCCACGCGCTAGTCTTGTTGACAACTAGTCGGGCGGAGTTCCAGGGAGCCGTGTCCAGGTAGTGGGATGATTGACTCAGATCCCGGGCTGAGAGAGGAGGTTGGTCAAGGGCATCATAATCAAAACTCATCAGGACAATGCCGTCCGTCAAAGTGGAGACGGCATTCCTGTAGTGATAGATGAGCTTAACAAACCTGTATTCCTCAAAGGAGTTGGCAATGGGTGCGACCCAGGGGAGAGACTCGATTAGCCCAGGTTGGGCGTATGACTGCAGGTCGATTGAAAATTGGTTCGATCCGATGATCGTTCCTACTCGTTCGACTTGAGATACTCGTGTACTCTGCATCCCTCGGGGACCAGCATTACGGTTTTTGGCTACGGGGGCCCTAGCTCCCGGTCCTTGCCTTCGTGACCTCCTCATCACGCTGCGCTTCTGTTTGGATTTGTTGTTAGGAAGGCATTTTTCTTAGAGGGGACCCGCCTTAGGGTCTTTCCTCGCACGCTTTGAGAGGTATGGTGACCTCAATCGTGGGATCATCCAGGGTACGGTTCCGACCCTTCGCGACCGACCATCAAAGTGACGTGGTCAGTGGGGAGAGGTTGGTCTATTTTCCTGGGCTGATACGTGGCCCACTGTGGTTGTTAACCACCCAGCTCGGCTCTTACGTTTCCGAGTCGTCACATATACCCTTACGGGAGCCTGTGCTTCTGACTAGCTAGGCACTCACCTGCG